CGCTCGTCGCTGGGGCAGCGGCACGAGTGGCGTAGGGGATAGTGCCGTTCTGTGTGGATAAGTAGCGAGGCATCTCCCAGTAAGGAACAACATTACGAGCGGACAACATATCGCTCGGTTTAGGGGTGAGGAAGTTGAAGATGAGTTTGCTTCCAGAGTAAGAGAGAATGCTGTATGTGGTAGGGTTTTGTTCGCTGCTCTCCCAAAGGTTTCCAGACCGCCAAATACGAGACACCTTATCGGTTGAAAGATTGAACACGACATTTAGGTTTTGAATACCATAAAATCCTTGTCCGCTGTGAGTTGATTTACACCACATAAAAGGACTTGCTAAAAGAGGTTCTCGCACGGTGTAGCGGATGTAATACATATTGGCGAAGGCGTTTGCCGCTGCTGCTGCTTGGGCGACAGTAGGAAGGGCATAAATAGCAGTTCCAAACGCTGGAATAGTACCAGCAGCATCGGCAGCACCGCTGACTTGGACGTCCAAGAATGAACCACGAGCGTAGAGGTCGTTGTCTAATGAGTGAGTAGTGTAATTGCCTAAAACGTTGTTGTTCGCACCGATGCCATCGCTGTATCGGTTGTAAGTATCAAACATATTAGGGGTCATACCGTTATACCTCATCAATTCACGCTTGTCGTGGAAGCGGAGGATGACTGGGAGGACATCGTTCATATTGATTGAAACGGAGTTGTTGTTGATGGTGAATTGCTGGGTCAAACAAGCAGAGTGAAGGGGGAATGCTCCAAGTGCGTTGGAATAACCGAGCGAGGCAAGGGGGGTCGCACCAGCGACACCAGCGGCGATGGCAGCAGTAGCAGCGGCAGCAGGGACGGAAATCCTCGCAATCACGGTGCTTTCCCAAATAACACGACGGTCAATAATCGTGGTCTCGCTAGGGACTTGGATATTGTAGGTGTGGGAGTTCTGGTTCTCGCTAATAGCGTTGAACTCGGCGACGGTAATGTTCTGTCCTGACTTCTGGACGGCATACTTGATACTGTCCTTACAGTTGAGGCGTTCATCACGGACAAGGACTTTCTGGAAATCAGCGGAGGACATTTGTGCGATGTTATAATATACTATACGAAAATTATTTTAATATTAATTTGTTCCTTAATATTAATATTACAAATGATTTGTCTAAATTGTTATACGACCCCTTGAAAGTCCTTGCGTCTAAACATAATCTTAATAGAGGCATTACAACTTGAACCTAACCGAACTTGGTTGAGGCGACCGAATGTATCCTTCCAATTGACGCTAATTTCAATCGCAGATAAGGGGGCGTTTCCGTTGAGGTCAAATAACCGATATTCTGCGGTGGGTACATAATTAATAGAGGGTTTGAACTGCCACCCCTTCTCCAAAGGTATTTCTAAATCTGTAAGGATATTCGCAATACCAGAGTTGTTGCCCCTTGTAGTAAATGCTGCCCCTTGACCGAATAGGACTGGGGTGCTGACGATGGAGGAGGCGATAGGGAGCAACGATGTTGTGAATACGATGGATTGGACTGGCGACCAAAGGGGAGTAGTGGGGTATTCTTGGGACACCCTTAATAACGATAGGAGGAGGGGTTGTTGGGGTAGTGCTGCCGCTGTGAATTGGGTAGGGAAGGTCGGCATAGATGCGTTTGCTACAGTAGGGTTGTTTGTGAATACGGATGCTTGGTAGGGATTGACTGTAATTGTGTCTGGGAATAGCATACGCCAGTTCAAAGGGGCGACCCCTTCATAACCATTTTGGAACGCCGTGAAACTGCTAAACAGATTGAATAGGGGGGCGTTGAAGAATAGGGAGATAGGGGAGATTGTTCCACCGACGGCAGGGAGACCCCCTAAACTTAAATCTGGATTAGGGTTATTCGCCGTTGGGGTTTGGAATAGTTGTGCTGGAACTACCCAAGTGGCGATGTTGGCGTCCGCATCCCACCACAGATAAGGGAAACTGTCGTCGTCAAAGGCAGCGTTGATTGTTCCAATCGCGGCACGAATTAAACTCCAGCAAGTCCTTAATGCTGTATTCACCATATCAATAAAGGGTTTGTATGTGAAGGTGTAGTAGTATTCATTAATAATATCACTCGCAGCAGTTATGGAGGAAGGAGGGGGTTTCAAAGAGGTCGCGTTTTGGGGGACATAGATGACTGGAACTGAAATAGGTGCTGGGAGAAATGGATGCGACATACTGACTGTGTATATCAATTCATTAATCGTAGCACCACCGACTTTCACTTGGGGGATGATGACTGGTAGAGTAGGGGTCTCTAAACTAAACCGTACAACCGAAGCGAAATAGTCGCTAGGGTTTGCTAAATAAGGGGAGTTCCTAATCTCTGTGAATTGGAGGAAGGGCGGACGCTCTCTTCCAGTCGTGTCGTTGTTGAGGATGTTTAAATCATAGTAGATATGATATGGTTCGTAGGAGATACGACTGTCAAAATCAATTCCACTCATTCGGTTCTTGTGTTATATATATACATACAAGAATTATTTTAATATAATAATCACCTTAAATAATCAAAAACGATGGTTTGCGACCGTGTTTCTGTGTAATAATACAATAATAATACAATAAGATTAATTACATACCTTAATATTTGTAATAATACAGCAAATCCAGTAAAAATACAGTAATAATATTAATATTATTACTGTATTATTCCAATAAATCAGTATTGTAAATAATCTAATAGACCCCTAATGGATTATTTACACACACATTTAGATTATTACATAGAAGGGTCGGCGATACAAGGGGAGCATTCGGTCTTTTTGGGTCTTCCTACCCCTTTTACCTCTGTTGCTGCCTTCAACTGATATTTGGTCTCAATCATCGCATCGGTCAGTTCCTTCAACTGTGTCTTCAAGAAGTCATTTTCTTTCACCAATCGCTCACGGTCTTCCATTCTCTCACGCTTATCTTCAAGCAGTAGGTTTATCTGCTTCTGCTGACTTTCCGCAATCAAGTCGGCACTCTCCTTCAATCGCTCCATTTCTTCCAAAGTAGTAGGGGGTTTGTCGTAGATATGAAAGCAACACTCTTCGGCGAGGTATTGCTTCACAAGTTCGGTTGGGATATTTTGGAGGGTCGCCCAATCCTTCTCTTCACTCGTCTCCTTCACTTCAAGTTGTATGTTCGCAACCTCTCTGGGTGGTTCTCCCAATCTCACACGGAGGCGTGTGTTCTCCTCACATAAACGGAGGAGTGTATCAATCGCATAACTCATAGCAGTAGGCATTTTCGTTCTATACAATAATATATATTATGTCTTTATATTATTATTGTATTATTACTTTCTAAATGTGGATATTAACCGTCCCCAATTCCCCACTTTTTCGCACTTTCCAAGAAGTATCGTGGGGGGACAAAAAGTCCTACCAAACTACCAAACCATCAACCTTGGTAGAAAGGTAGATAGAAATGCTTAATGCGTAGGGGATACTAATATAGGACAATTGGGGATTTCCTTCTTCTTCCTTGATACTGCCTTCTTACAAGCAACCTTCTTAATCTCTTCTACAATCTCTTCTCTATGTGTCTCCTTCGCTTCCTCAACGACCTCCTCTGCGACGACCTTCGGTTCTTCAACCACTTCTTCCTTAATTTCCTCAACGACAACTGGAGTAGGAGGAGGGGGCATAAGCGAGGCAATCTTTTTCTCAACCACTTCGGTTATATAACTATCATCAGTCCATTTGGCGTAGTCCTCTCCTTGAAGTACAATTATGATGTTCTTGCCCCAACGACTATCCTCATTACTATAAAGAGTGATTACAATTTGAACCGAAGTATTCAGTATAACTCTCGCAATCGCATAGGTGTAGTGGGAGACGCGTTTGGTCTCGTGGAAGTCAAAATCACAAGCAACGGTAGTCATTTTGTATATAATACAAAAAGATTATTTTAATACCTAATCATCCTTAATATATGTCTGGTTCATCTCTGCGACGCTATGACCCATCGCCTCCGCTGTCTCCTTCTGCTCGGCGAGTTGTTTGCCGAACTTCTTGGTGGTGTAAATATGACGGAGCATAGATGACCCAATCTTCTTGCCGAATACCCTATTCAATATCCTCGTGATTGAGTTAATCAAAAAGGGTTTATCATTCCACAGCGTAAGGAAGGGTTCAATAAAGATTGTTGCCTCCTTCTTCGTCTTCTTCGCTGGTGCTTGGAGGCGACGCAGAATACCCTTCTTATCAAAATAGATGGCGAGGATTTCGTGTAGTTCTCTTGGGATAGGGACAATCGTCTCGCCATACTTCTTGGAGGTCTTGTAGTTCCTAAATATGAACCTCTTTCCGTTCCAATCAAGGATGTTGTTGCCGCTCAACGCCTCGCTCACCTCTGGTGTAAATGCCGACACAACCTTCATATTCATATAGTCGCTGTTGCGTCGTGGAGGATTGAGAACATAGAGAGAAAGAACAACGAGGTCAAGCAACTTGTTATACTCCCCCTCCGTAATGGGCGAACTCATCTGCGTCGTATTATCACGGAGACCATCGTAGATATGCTCCACATCACTCCAATCAATCCAGTTCGCACTCTGGGTCTCCGTCTTCACGCCACTATGGTTCGCCTCATTCAAGGACTTATTCAAGTCAATCATCGTCTTATAGTATTTTTTGAGGAGGGGGTCAATCCCCTTCTCCCCCTTAAACGACGACAGAGAGGACACAATTGAGATAAGAAACCCCCTTTGTGTATTCCCTTTGTACCCTTTCAACTTCTCCATAATGTCGTTATATTTTTTGAGGAAGTTGAGATTATTAAGTGGTTTGTTAGAGTTCAACTTTTCAAGATTGCGGACATACAAGGACACCGAACTATCGGTCAATCCTCTTTCCTTAAGTTTCTCCACAAGGGTCGCAGTAAAATCCATTTTGTTATATATATAATACAGATATATTTATATTGTTTGTGGAATAATATAAATAGATTATTTTTGGTAGTTTGGTAGGAGATTTTCGCCCCCCACGATACTTCTTGGAAAATGTGAAAAAGTGGGGAATTGGGGACTGGGATTACGACCACCCACGCATCGCCGACGACAAATTGGAAAGCAACTTCTTCGTTTGCGGTGAGGACTTCATCATACTCCTCCTCAAAGCATCTCTCGCTTCTTGTGCGTTTGCGTAGCGGACTGGTGCTGGTGCTGGTTTCGGTGCTTCTTCCTCCCTCACCATCGGTCTTTCGCCAGACATCAACATTCTCATTCTCGCAACTTGCGATAAATTGGGGTTTGCGTATGTA